GAACAAGGCATTAGACGTTGCTAACCAAAAAAACGATCAACAGATGATAAAGAATATCAAGCAGGATATAGAGACAGCAAAGATAAGTTTAAATTCTGGACAGAACCTAAACACGGTAAAAAATATGCAGGATAGATATTCTAAATTTATGCCAACAGAATATAAAAAAGAAAACGAGAGTTTTAAAGATAAGATTATAGACAAGATCATGTCACCTATTAAAGATTATAATAAAAGCAAAGAATCTATGTTGCCTAAGAGCGCATTCGCAGGCAGCAATAAACACAAGTTAGGACCAGCAGCACATTTAACCGGCACAATGAAAAGACCAGCACGAGCAGGCGATTTAGTAGGCGGTGAAGGACAGAGCATAAACACTGAAGAAAAACAAAAAGGGTTAGATGGTAAAGCATGCTGGAAAGGTTATAGACGCATGGGCACCAAGATGAAAGGTGGCAAAAGAGTGGATAACTGTGTGAAATACGAGTCTAAATTAGCCGAAAAACTTGCAAATAAGCTGAAATAATAATATATTATTATAATACAAGATTTTATAAATACTTCATATGACACGTAAAACATACAACGACGGGTTTGCAGATCTAGTTAAACGCTTAAATGAGATGAGCAATATTACTCCTGAGCAAGAGAGACAGGAATTACTAGAAGCAGCTAAAAAAGAACCAAGAGTACTAGATGATAGACAAATATCATTAGCGGATATTGCAAAGTTAGCCGGTATTAAAGAATTCAAAGAACCTACAAAAATTTCACCCAAAGCAGAAAAATTAATTGAATCAATTACAGGTGAGAAGAGTGATATCACAAAAGCTATAGAAGAATCTGATAAAAAAGCTCCTAAGAAAACAATAAAGGAAGCAAAGAAAAAAGAAAATAGATTAGAAAAAATTGCTGAGTTAGAATCTAAATTAGCAGAATTAAAAGCAGAACAAAAAGAAGAACAAACCTATGATGCAAAAACATTCAGAGAAGTGGTACAAAAAGATATTCAAGAGTATATCAAGTCATGCGATGAGTCAGCATTGGTTGAGTTATACAACAGCATTTCAGACAATGAAGCAATCTACAACGAAGAATCATCAAACATTCTTGTTAAAACTGAAGAAACTAAAGAAATTATCGCTGACGCAGAAAAATTAGAACAAGCAGTTATCGCAGAAAAAGAAAAAGCAGCTGAAGAAAAAGCAGAAGTGGTTCAAGAGAAACAACCAGAAGCAGAAACAGTTGCTGAAGAACCTAAACAAGAAAAAGAAGAAAAAACGGAACCTAAAGAGGAGAACACAGATGAAGCCGCAGGATTCCAAGGACAATCAGAAGCAAGACAATTTGATGTGAGACTAGCAGGAGATTTTGACAGAGATCGTCCAACATCAGACACAGAAGCTACAGCTATTAAAACTATTTTAAAAAATGCTGGTATACAAGCAGAAGTTCAACCCAGCGAAGCAGATTTTTCATCAGTCTCTATAAACACAATGTCTCCACCTGAAGCAGTTATGAGTGCTTTGGGAGATATGGTTGATGAAAATTTAGAATACAAAGACGAGCTTTCTGAAACTAAAAAATAGTTTCCATGAGTAGCAAGGAAACGAGTAATCAAAAAACAAAATAAATACAAATATGAGTCAGATACCTATTTTTTCTTATAAACAATACCTAGACGATATGATGCGTCTAAAAGATCACGGTACCGTGGATGTTGATGCACAAGTAGAAAGACCAATTAGTGCAGGATCAAGAGGATTGAAAAGAATTAAAAATTTTGTAAAAGATCCTGTACATCTTATGGGAGAATCAGAAGATCCTAGACCTTCTCCGGCAAGTCCTAATCCTAAATTAGAATCAAATCTATTGGATAAACCCACACCCACTATTCAAGACATTGCAAAAAAATTTAATAAATCTACAAAATATATATTAGATCAATTGCGAGCAGGCATACAAGTAGAAAAAGAACACACAGATCAGTTTGAAGTAGCTATGGAAATTGCATTAGACCATCTAAATGAGAGACCAGACTACTATGAAGTGCTAAAATCAGCAGAGAAGAAAAAAATTACCAAAAATGAAGCAATAAAGGCTGTTTTAGAAAGCGTCACTTATTCCAAAACATCAGGCGAGTTGATCTTACCAGAAGCAATTCAAGGTAATTTAAAAACTTGGTTTGAATCTCGTTGGACCAATATTACTAAATCCGCGAAAAAGTAATTGATTTAATCGTCCTAGAGTTATATAATACATAACAACAATTACAAAGGAGAAAAAATGTCAGGAAGAAATTTCAACGAAGCAGAAAAAACCAAACTAATACAACTGATCAAAGAAGGATCACAAGTGTTAGGAGAGATAGACGATCTTAAAGCTGGTCTCAAAGACACAGTAAAAGCTCTATCAGAAGAATTAGAACTTAAACCAGCATTGATTAACAAAGCCATCTCTATCGCTCACCGAGACAATTATAAAGCTGTGGCCGATGATATGGATATGTTAGACAGCATATTGACTGCAGCAGGCAAAATCTAGTGTATGGTATTGTAAAACAATTTTGGATCAATAGTTATCGAACAGATCGTGTAGCATTTTATTATGAACTGATCTCTTTGATATTCACTATATTTGGTTCTCTAGTGCTGACATTCACCAGTCCACACCCTCAAATGAATTTGGTGTTTCCGTTTTATCTGTTAGGGTCCTCTACTATGGCCTATTCTGCTTATCGTAGAAGAAACCTATGGATAACTATGTTGGCTAGTTGGTTTACAATAATGAATTGTATCGGAAATTATCTAGTATTTTTTAAATGAGTTACATAGACGCTTATTATCGCAGAGATGACGACAAGGTGTTGGTAGTAGAACGTGATGCCAACGGTCAGAGAAGATTTGTGGATTATGATGCTCGATATGTATTCTATTATCCAGATCCTCGAGGAAAACATAGAAGCATACACGGAGAAACTCTACAGAAAGTTTCTTGTAGTACGTTTAAAGAGTTTATAAAAGAACAAAAAATTAGGAGCAATAAAAAATTGTTTGAGCAGGATATCAATCCTGTCTTTCGTTGTCTTGAAGAGAATTATCTAGGCAAAGATGCTCCCAAACTCAATGTGGTGTTCTTTGATATTGAAGTGGACTTCGATCCACAGCGTGGATATTCTACCACAGATGATCCTTTCATGCCCATCACAGCAATCACTTGTTATCTCAACTGGACTGATCAGCTCGTAACTTTTGCAATACCTCCCAAAGGATTGAGCATGGCAGATGCTAAATTGCAAGTGGAAAGATTCAGCAATGTAATGTTGTTCGAAAAAGAAAAAGACATGCTAGATGCTTTCTTAACACTAGTGGACGAAGGAGATGTTATCAGTGGTTGGAACTCGGAAGGATATGATATACCCTATGTTGTGGGAAGAATACAGAAAGTATTGAGTTCCGATGATACTCGAAGATTATGCTTTTGGGGAGAAAAACCTAAAAAAAGAACATTTGAGAAATATGGTCGAGAACAGATCAGTTATGATTTAATTGGTCGAGTACATTTAGATTTATTAGAATTATATAGAAAATATACCTATGAAGAACGTCACAGTTATCGTTTAGATGCCATAGGCGAATGGGAATTGGATGAAAAGAAAACTGTGTATGAAGGATCATTGGATCAATTGTACAACAATGATTTTGGCATGTTCATAGAATACAACCGACAAGACTGTAATCTATTAGCAAAATTAGAAAAGAAATTAAAATTTATTGAATTAGCCAATGAGATTGCACATCAGAACACTGTGTTATTGCAAACCACCATGGGAGCAGTGGCAGTTACAGAACAAGCTATTATCAATGAAGCACATCGTCGAGGCATGATAGTACCGGGTCGAGCAAAAAGAGATGAATCAGCACCTGTGGAATCAGCAGCAGGAGCCTATGTGGCATATCCCAAAAAAGGCATACATGACTGGATCGGATCAGTGGACATAAACTCACTGTATCCATCTGTGATTCGAGCTCTAAATATGGGTCCAGAAACTATCGTAGGACAGATACGTCCGGTGATTACATCTGCAGAAATAAACAGAGCGAAACATCAAGGCAAATCATTTGCTACTGCATGGGAAGGACAGTTTGGTTGTTGGGAGTATCAAGCAGTGATGAACAAGGACAAAGGCACAGAATTAATCATTGATTGGGAAGATGGTACTAGTGTGAGAATGAGTGCAGCACAACTGTATGATCTTGTGTTTGATGGTAACAGACAGTGGATGATCTCTGCCAATGGTACTATATTCACATATGAATTTGAAGGTGTTATTCCAGGATTATTAAAAAGATGGTATGCTGAAAGAAAAGACATGCAAAAAAGAATGAATGAATGTGGAGATAATGCTATCGAAAGAGAGTTTTGGGATAAAAGACAGTTAGTTAAAAAAATTAATCTAAACTCTCTGTATGGTGCAATTCTAAATCCAGGTTGTCGTTTCTTTGACATGCGTATAGGACAATCAGTAACATTAACTGGCAGATGTATTACGCAACACATGGCTGCTAAGACCAATGAAATTATTGCAGGTCGATATGATCACGTGGGAGAGAGTGTGATATATGGTGACACAGACTCGGTGTATTTTTCTGCTTATGCTACTCTAAAAAAAGAAATAGACGGTGGGCAGATACCATGGGGCAAAGAGAATATTATTGCTCTCTATGATCGTATAGCCGAAGAAGTAAATGAAACATTCTCAGCATTCATGACTCGAGCATTCCATTGTCCTAAAACTCGCGGTGATGTGATACGAGCAGGTCGAGAATTAGTTGCATCCAAAGGATTGTTTATAACTAAAAAAAGATATGCACTGCTGTATTTTGACAAAGAGAATGAGCGTGTGGACACAGCAGGCAAAGAAGGCAAAGTAAAAGCCATGGGATTGGATCTTAAACGTTCAGATACTCCGGTATTTGTACAGGATTTTTTAAGTGAAGTATTGTATCTAGTACTGGTAGGTAAAACTGAAACAGAAGTATTGGATAAGATTAAACAATTCCGAGCAGAATTTAAATCTAGACCAGGTTGGGAAAAAGGTTCTCCTAAACGTGCTAATAACATTACAGAATATCACGAAGAAGAAAAGAAAAAAGGCAAAACTAATATGCCAGGACACGTAAGAGCCAGCATCAATTGGAACCGATGCAGAGAGATGTATAGTGACAAATACAGTATGCCTATCCTAGATGGTGCTAAGGTGATTGTATGCAAATTAAAGAATAATCCTTTAGGTTATACTTCTATAGCATATCCTGTGGATGAGCAAAGATTGCCAGAATGGTTTAAAGAGTTACCGTTTGATTCAGATGGTATGGAAGAGAGTGTGCTGGATGGTAAGATTGAAAACTTAATAGGTGTGCTGGAATGGGACGTGAGATCCACAGAGAGTTCTAATACATTTAACAAACTATTTGAAATGGCTTAATATGTTGAGTATAGAAGAGATTAAATTATTAATAGAGAAATTAGAAAAAATCAAAGGACATGATTTTCAACAACTCATTGATGATAATTTAAAAATACTTAAAAATTTAGCATCAGTTGTAGATATTAATAACCAAGATCAAATAGATCGATTAGATAAAACCAAAGATTGGTATGCTGCTGATTTAGAATGGCGACATGCAAGAAAAGATTTATTACATGATCAAATATTATTTGATCGTATAGAAAGTAAAATAGGACATTTTGCTAAATCAGGTTCAGCAGCTAATCTATGTAATAGTTTAGAAATAGGTCCAGGCTATGGTAAATTTAGTAAATGTTTCTTAGCATGGAGATTAAACTATTTTGTTGATGTTGTTCCACATTGTCAAACCAAAATAAAAAAATTATTCAATCCCTTTCATTTGCAATATATTAAATTTAATTTAACCAATTGGACATCTTGTCCAGATATTCCAAATAATTCCGTTAATTTTGTATTCAGTTGGGATACCTTTCCTTTCTTTACACAACAACACATAAAATTATATCTCAAAGATATATTTAGAGTTATATTACCAGGAGGTTATGTATTCTTACATTATGCCAACTGCGAATATGATTATGATCTACATGAATCAAAGCGTGGATATTGGAATTATAATACCAAATCTGCTATGACCAAACTGATCAAAGAATGTGGATATACTGTGATAGAAATGGATCAGTTTAAACCTGGAGCCAATTATGCCATATTTCAGAAACCTGGTAACGATAATCCAGTATTGTACAAAGTCTTAGAAATTCCAGCAAAAAAATAATTTAAGACTTGATTTCTATCTAAATATCTTATACAATTTAATTTTAAACTTTTAAGAATAGGCAAAACATGATAGACATATTAAGAGACATAGTTAAACACACATATGGTTTAGGTTTTCTAGATCTGGTTAAGATCACAGGCACAGCAGATGAGACTGCAATCGATTCCATGGCTGAAGATCGTTCGGTGATTCTACAAGGCACATTCAAACAACCACAAGCAGGATTGGTAGGTACATTTGGAATGCCGCAATTGAACAAATTAGACATTCATTTAAAATGTCCTGAGTACAAAGACAAAGCGAATATTTCAGTAATCAAAGGCAATCGTAATGGCGCTGAAATTCCTGTGGGCATACACTTTGCAAATGAAAAAGGTGATTTTAAAAATGATTATCGTTTTATGAATGCTGAAATTATCAATGAAAAATTAAAAACAATCAAATTCAAAGGTGTTAAATGGGACGTGGAAATTGAACCCACAGTGGCAGGTGTACAAAGATTCAACTTCCAATCAGTAGCAAACACAGAACATAATACATTCGTTGTGAGAACAGACAATGGCAATTTGATATTCACTTTTGGTGATCAAGCATCGCATGGTGGAGAATTTACTTTTGCTACAGGTGTTAAAGGCACTCTTAATAAAGGTTGGAGTTGGCCAGTAGCACAAGTTCTACAAATATTAAAATTGTCTGATTCTGCCAAAGTTACTCTGCATTTCTCTAATGAAGGTGCAATGCAAGTTACAGTAGATTCAGGAGTGGGTGTATATCGTTACATCATACCAGCACAGGCACAATAATGTCAAATATCGGGCAAGAACATCTAGGACCTTTGAACAGGGACTTTGCGAAGTTCTTGCCAGCGATATCTAATTTCTACAATACTTTCGTTAGTAAACAGAGAGCGAAAGGTGATCACATACCCAAAGACAGAGTACCTCTGGGTTTTGAGAATGATGTAGAAGGTTTAAACTTCCTTAATCCAGAAAAAGGTTATTTCACCTATGACGTGGGTTTATATTCAGCAGGACATGCGTGTCTAGATGTAGAAAAAGCACCAGTAGCTGACAGTATGTGTGTACAAAGAGATAGAAAATTCTCCACTATAGTGGGAGATTCAGGTGGATATCAGATAGGACGAGGAGTTATTAATTTTGATTGGCAAGATTTTGAAGGTAACAAAGCTAACAAAGTTAGAAGTGATATTCTAAATTGGTTAGAATTGACTGCTGATTGGTCTATGACGCTGGACGTGCCAACTTGGGCAGCTGACGAATTAAACTCTCCTAAAACAGGATTAAAGAGTTTCCGAGACACTCTAAATGGCACAATCTATAACAACAATTTCTTCCAAAAAAATAGATTAGGACAAACTAAGTTTTTAAACGTTCTACAAGGAGACGATTGGGAAACAGCACAAACCTGGTATGATGCTATCAAAGATTTCGAGTTTGAAGGTTGGGCAATGGGCGGTATCAACATGTGCGACATGGAAGTACTGTTAAAAAGATTAATCATAATGAGAGATGAGAAGAAATTAGACAAGAAAAACTGGATACACGTGTTAGGTACATCACAATTGGATTGGGCTTGTTTCTTAACACAGATACAAAGACAATTAAGAGAACATGTAAATCCAGATGTCACAATTAGTTTTGATTCAGCATCAGCATTTCTAAGCACAGCCAATGGTTTGGTTTACACACATAATCTATTCACTCCTAAGAGATGGAGTTATATTATGGAGAAAGCACCAGATGATAAAAGATTAAAAGGCAGCACTATACCATTCCCATTTAAATCTGCTATAGGTAATCGATTAAACATGGGAGATATTTGTTGGTATGGAGAAGGCGATCTAAATAAAAACAACAAAGAAGGCAAGACTGCTTGGGATAGTTTCAGTTACGTATTAATGATGGCTCACAATGTTTATAATCATATTAGAGCAGTACAGATTGCCAATGATATGAATGACATTGAATCTATCAAATATCAACCACAAGCAAAACACTGGAGAAAGATTAAAGATTCAGACAATACAGATCAAATGAGTGATTTCGTTCCGAGAAATATTCTATATTTCAATACATTTGTTAAAGAAGTTTTTGAATCTGAAAAACCTATGGAATTAATCAGTTCTGCTACGTCGTTCTTAGCCGATCTTAGAGGCACCCGATGGCAAAGAGCTACTGGTGGCGGTAAAGGTAAAAACAATTTCAGTTCTCTATTTGAAGGAGCATAATATGTCTAATAAAAACAAACAATTAAAAAAATTACAACTACATCATGATTATCTAAATAGAAAGGTAGCAGAGGTTACTGAATTAAGACTTCATGATAGAAGTATAGAAAGTAAAACTATATTAATGCGATTAAAAAAAGAAAAATTAGCTTTAAAAGATCAAATCGCAGAATTGGAAAAAAATCTGAATTCATGAGAAAGAGCATCTGGCTTAGGAAAGAAATAAGCATAGCAGATGAATTACTATCTCTTGCGCCGAAGTTAACAGAAGAATTCCTAGCTTATCACACAGATTTTATTGAAGGCAATTTCAGTAAGGGTGTTCCTTATATCAATGAAACATTTGATACCAACAATATAAAAAGTCATGAACATGCTTGGAAAATAGATGGATTAAAATATGTTTATAAAGAAAAAAATATAGTTTTAGATCCATTTAAGAATGAAGAAATTAAAAAAAGATTTCCCACCGCAGTAGCTCTAACAGAACGTTGGGGAGAAGATTGTCCTATTAGCACTTATTCTATATTGGAAAAAAACAGTATAATTGAGAGGCATACAGGAATAGAGAATAGAAATGGTGAATTTTTAAGAATACACATACCTTTAATCATACCTAAAGGAGACATATTCCTTGAAGTAGAAGGAGTAGAGATCGATTGGAGCGATTTATTTGGATTTGATAATCAGTTTATACACAGTGCTTACAATTATACAGATCATCGTAGATTGGTTTATTTGATAGATATAAGAAGATCTGCCATAGGCATAGAACCTGGTGAAAAAACTAATAAAAAAAGATATAAAGATGTGCCACCTTTTGTGCGAGGACAATATCCAAAAATACAGCATGAACATGTTTAAAAAAATAATTGCTTTATCTGGAAAAAAATATAACTCGAGAGGATCACGATTTATAATAAACTGTTACAGATTATATTACGCATTTATAATATTAATATCACTAGTGGTAAGTGTAATAATCTATATTATAATATGCAAATAACCAACATTAACACTTTGACAGATTGAATTATTATGTTACAATTACACGATATGCACAGAGATTATAATTCAGGACATTTTGGTAATGAATCAGTTAAAGCATTCACAGGATTAGAGATCGAACATACTCTAGCATATGGCAAACAAACCTTATTCTTAGCCACAAACGAATTTGACACAGATCAGGTATTAGAACTTGCAACACTGCATGGTTGTGAAGCAGTCTATTATGGTGCTAATAGAACATTTCAATACAACATAGGCACACATGTTTTTCAAATGAAAAAATTATTAGACAATGGGTATTATGTCACAATTGATTATCCTTTTGCGGATCATGAAGAAGTTAAAAAAAGATTTGCACTAATATGGAATGAACCTAAATTTATACCATTCTGCTCAATTATATTCAAAGACAGCGACGATGACAAACAATTACATTTTAAGATAGATGATGTTACTTTTCGACATAGCAATCCAGGCGTGTGGACCATGAGCATGAAGGATTTTAAAGACAAATCAGGATTTACAGATTGGAATCAATACAGCAAAGATGAGATTATAAAATGACAATAGATTTACAACAGTTACAAAGAGAGCAGGCATTAAAAGAAAAATTAGGTCAAAGCTCAAAGATGATTTGGGTAACTTTCCGCAAAGAAGGTATTCACAAATATCCAGCAGCATTAACAGATCCTAAATTAGCCACAGGAGATGAGTATGATGTAAGTTTCTTAGGTTATCCTCACAGACATATATTTCATTTTCATGTAGCAATAGAAGTATTTCATGATGATCGAGACATTGAGTTTATACAGTTTAAAAGGTGGTTAGAAAAATTATACGCAGAGAAGACATTGGCTTTGGATTACAAATCTTGTGAAATGATATCAGATGATTTATATCTTACAATTGTAGAACGTTACCCAGGCAGAAAAGTAACAATAGAAGTATCAGAGGATGGAGAGAATGGCTCGAAAGCAGAATACCCAAGAGGTTAACGTAGAAGTTAACGTACCAGTTAAGACATTGACCAAAAGGAAAGGTTATCTTCCCATAGGTGGCGGTGCATTGAATGCTGACTATACTTTCGTAGATGCTGTGGCCAATGTATGCACTATGATGGGCAGTGCTGGTTATACCTATGGCAAGGATTTTATTTGGGCATATCACGGCTACAACGATGATATGGAAGATACAGTGACTCTATATGTTAAGGATGAAAAAATTAGAACTTGGTTGCATCTTAAAGCGAAATGTGATTATGATATTAAACATACCAGTGATGGTGGTGTTAAATTAACAAAGGTTGCTCGATGAAAATATTTTACATGGGTTTAGAACCTTATGAAGGTCGTTATACTCTACAATTAACAGATTGGACAGAAAGAGTTTATAAAAGACGTGGTATAGATTATGTTATTGTGCCAGGTACTACTATAGATAATTCTAAAGCAATTGTAACAGGACAGGTATTAGATGCCCACGGAAGAAGTTATTTTGGTATGAGCCAAATGATGAATTTGGTTCGGATGATGAAAGCAGGAGAGATTACATCAGATGATGCGATATTTTTTGAAGATATGTTCCAACCAGGCATAGAATCTCTGCCTTATATCATACAACAATCACCAGAACAATATAGACCAAGAATTTATTTAAGATGTTTGGCACAAGCCATAGATCCAGATGATTTTGTACACGTTTGGGGAATGAGCCGATGGATGAGTTTGTATGAACAAATGTGTAATGAAATACCCAATGTGCATATTCTTGCAACCAATGAAGAGATGGTAGCTCATATGAGAATAGCCAATTGGAA